AAGCATGTGTTAAAACTAGTTTCAACGTATCAGAAGGTATTAAAACAGAGTATGTTGACCCAGCTTATTTAGTTTATTCTTATACTGAAGATCCAAACTTTGAAGATATATATTACGTAGGAGAAGTTAAAGCTGTAACCATACCTGAATTAAAAAAGCAGTTTCCTCATATTACAGAAGAAGAGTTATATAAGATACAACAGATGCCTGGTAACAGACAGTATATAACTGGTTGGGGTAATTACGATGAAAACACCGTGCAAGTATTATATTTTGAATACAAGACTTATATGAACCAAGTGTTTAAGATAAAGTACGGTGAGAACGGTTTAGAAAAAGCTATAGAGAAGACAGATGAATTTGACCCACCAGAAAACGATAACTTTAGTAGAGTATCTAGAACTATAGAGGTATTATATACAGGCGCTAAAATACTAGGTACAAACACAATGTTAGAATGGAAACTGTCTGAGAACATGACTAGACCATTTGCTGACACAACAAAAGTAGAGATGAACTATGTTATCTCTGCTCCTAGAATGTACAAAGGTAGGATAGATTCTATAGTAAATAAGATTACTGGGTTTGCTGACATGATACAGTTAACTCACTTAAAACTACAACAAGTCATGTCTAGACTTATACCAGATGGTGTATTCTTAGATGTAGACGGTTTAATAGATGTTGATTTAGGTAATGGTACAAACTATAACCCAGCAGAAGCATTAAACATGTACTTTCAGACTGGTAGTGTTATAGGTAGATCTTTAACACAAGAAGGCGGAATGAACGCTGGTAAGGTACCAATACAAGAACTAACTAGTTCTTCTGGTCAAGCAAAAATAGCAGGTCTTATACAAACATATCAATACTATTTACAACTAATAAGAGATGTAACCGGTTTGAATGAAGCAAGAGACGGTAGTATGTTAGAGAAGGATACGTTAGTAGGACTTCAAAAGATGGCCGCTAACGCATCAAATACCGCTACTAAGCACATATTACATTCTAGTTTGTTTCTTACTCTTAGAACATGTGAAAACATCTCTCTTAGAATAGCAGACGCTTTGAGTTTCCCTTTAACTTCAAAGGTTTTAGAACAGAGTATAACTACTTATAACGCTAAAACATTAGATGAGATAAAAAACCTTAATCTTCATGACTTTGGTATTTACTTAGAGTTAGAACCTGATGACGAAGAGAAAGCGATGCTTGAGCAGAACATACAAGTATGTTTACAAGGCGGCACTATAGACTTAGACGATGCTATAGACGTTAGACAGATTAAAAACTTAAAGTTAGCAAATCAATTACTTAAGTTAAGAAAAGCTAAGAAACAAAAAGCAATGCAAGAAGCTCAAATGCAAAACATTCAAGCTCAAGCACAAGCAAATCAACAAACAGCTCAGCAAACCGCTTTGTTTGAAGTTCAGAAGCAACAAGCTTTAACGCAAGAAACTATAAACATTGAAAGAGCAAAAGCTGATTTTGAAATGCAGAAACTACAAACAGAAACGCAGTTGAAGAGACAGATAATGGATCAACAGTTTCAATATGACATGCAGTTAGCTCAATTAAAAGCTCAGGTTGAAGATCAGAAACTTCAAACAGCAGAAGACAGAAAAGATGAAAGAACTAGAATACAAGCATCTCAACAGTCTGAACTAGTAATGCAAAGAAAAACAAACTCTTTACCTCAGAACTTTGAATCATCTAGTTTTACAGGTTTAGAAGGATTATAACAAATTATTAAATTATATTATATTATGGAAGAAATTAAACAAGAAGGAGAATTTAAAGTGTCTAAACCTAAAAGACCAAAGAACTTAACAAAGCCAAACGAAATAGTTAAAGTAGATTTTGCGACAGAGTCAGTTGATGACGAAATAATTAAAGTAGTTGTACCTAATACAGAACAATTAGAAGTTGAACCTGAAAAAGCAGGTGAAATTACAATTGAAGAGATTGTAGACGAAAAAGCAAACGAAGTTATTGAAGAACCAATTGTAGAAAAGGTTGTTGAAAAAAATCTACCTGAAAATGTAGAGAAACTTGTTAAATTCATGGAAGAAACAGGTGGTTCAATGGAAGACTATGTTAGATTAAATACAGATTATTCTAATATAGATGAAAAGACATTATTAAAAGAATACTACTTAAAGACAAGACCTCACTTGGATGCTGAAGAGGTTGAATTCTTAATTGAAGACAGCTTTGAATACGACGAAGATATAGATGAGGAAAGAGAGATTAGAAAAAAGAAATTAGATTACAAAGAAGCAATTGCGAAAGCAAAAAGTCACTTGCAGTCAGTAAAGGATCAATACTACGATGAGATCAAGTTGAAATCAAACGTAACCAAAGAACAGCAAGAGGCGTATGACTTTTTCAATAGATACAAGAAGAACGAGAGTGAGACTAAAAACAGGCACGAGCGTTTTAAGCAAGAAACTAAAAAATTATTTACCGAGGATTTCAAAGGTTTTGAATACAATGTAGGTGAAAAAAGATTTAGATACACGGTGCAAAACGGCGAGCAAGTTGCTGATAATCAGTCGGATATTAACAATTTTATTGGGAAGTTCCTTGATAAAGAAGGTAATGTTAATGATTCTAAGAACTATCACAAAGCTCTTTACACCGCTATGAACTCTGATAAAGTAGCACAACATTTTTACGAACAAGGTAAAGCAGATGCTATCAAAGAGGTAATGACTAATTCTAAAAACCCTGGTTTAGCACCACCTAGACAAACGTCTGGAGAAGTGTTTATTAATGGTTTAAGAGTTAAGTCTGTTAGTGGTTTAGATTCTTCAAAGTTAAGAATACAAACAAAAAAATTTAACAATTAAAATTAACGATTATGTCAAATGTGACTCCACAATTCGGTTCAATTAAACCGAGTCAAAAACAACAAGCATTAGAGACAAACTACTTGAATTTCGCAAGTACAAGTGGCGATGCTAATAACTTTGCTCAACAATATTTACCAGAAATCTACGAAGCAGAAGTAGAGCGCTACGGAAACAGAACTTTATCTGGATTCTTACGTATGGTAGGTGCTGAAATGCCTATGTCTTCTGATCAAGTTATTTGGTCTGAACAAAATAGATTACACATTGCTTACAACGATGTAACTTCTGCTACTGCAACTACATTAACGTTTGCAACTGGTGGTACTGGTTCTAACTTCGTTGCTAACGTAATTTCTCCGGGACAAACTTTAGTAGTTATGGATCCAACAACAGGTAAAGAATTAAAAGTGCTTGTTACTGCATCTACAACTGTTTCTAACGTCGCTACTATTACAGTTGCTACTTATACTCAAGCTAGTTTGTTCTCTGGAACAGTAGTATGGAGTGCTGCAAATACAAACCTTAAAATCTTTGTATACGGTTCTGAATTTAAGAAAGGTACTACAGACGCGTCAATCAACGCTGTAACTCCTTCTTTCCGACAGTTTAACAACTCTCCTATCATCATCAAAGAAAGATACCAAATCTCTGGTTCTGACACCGCTCAGATTGGTTGGGTTGAAATCGCTACTGAAGACGGAGCTGGTGGATTCTTATGGTACTTGAAAGCAGAGTCTGAAACAAGACTACGTTTTGAAGATTACTTGGAAATGTCAGTTATTGAAGGTGAATTAGCTGCTGCTAGTTCTGGTGTTGCTAACATCGCTGCTACAGGTGACGGTGCTGTGTATAAAGGAACTCAAGGTCTTTTCGCTGCTATCAAAGATAGAGGTAATGTTGTAAATAACTTTACTGCTGTTGGTGGTTTAAGTGATTTCGATTCTATCTTGAAAAACTTAGACACTCAAGGAGCTATTGAAGAAAACATGTTCTTCTTGAACAGAGCTACGTCACTTGATTTTGACGATATGCTTGCTTCTCTATCTTCTGGAGCCAATGGTGGTGTTGCTTACGGTTTGTTTGAAAACTCTGAGCAAATGGCATTGAACTTAGGTTTCTCTGGTTTCCGTCGTGGATCTTATGATTTCTACAAAACAGACTGGAAATACTTAAACGATGCTTCTACACGTGGTGGAATCGCTAACACTTCTATTGATGGTGTACTTATTCCTGCTGGAACATCTACTGTATACGATCAGCAATTAGGTACTAATATCCGTAGACCTTTCTTACACGTTCGTTACCGTGCTAGTCAAGCAGATGACAGACGTATGAAGTCTTGGATCACTGGATCTGTTGGAGGTGCTTACACTTCTGATCTTGATGCAATGCAAGTACACTTCTTGTCAGAAAGATGTTTAGTTACTCAAGCGGCTAACAACTTCGTATTGTTTACTGCGTCAGTATAAAACAATGGTGATATTACCCCCTGCTTTATCGTGGGGGTAATTATTACCTTTTAAAAAAATTATTAAATTATATTATATTATGAAAACAAATACAAAAGAAACAGAAGTAGTAGAAAAAGAAGTAACAAATGAAGTTGTTACAGCAACAAAACCTCAAGAACCAAAAAAACCAAAGAGTACTTGGGAGATTAAAGATAGAACATATATAGTTTCAGATAGTGCTTTCCCGTTAACATACACACTACATTGCAGACATACTCCAAGGTATCCACTGTTATGGTTTGATAATGAAACTGGTAATCAAGAAGAATTAAGATACGCTACTAATCAAAATTCACCATTGGTTAAAGACCAGAAAGGACAAGTAACTTTAGGACACGTTATATTTGAGAACGGAACTTTGTTTGTTCCAAAAGAAAAACAAAACCTACAGAAACTATTATCTATTTACCATCCGGGACGTAATATAAAGTACACTGAATTTGATGCTGTTGTTGAAGCTGAAGATGATTTAGATTATTTAGAACTAGAAGTAGAAGCAATGAACGCTGCTTTTAGCATGGATATAGACATGGCAGAAGCAATTGTAAGAGTAGAAGTAGGCACTAGAGTCAATAAGATGAGTTCTAAGGAAGTAAAAAGAGATTTATTACTATTAGCTAGGAAAAATCCTTCTTTGTTCTTAGAATTAGCGAATGACGATAATGTACCTTTAAGAAATTTAGCTATTAGAGCTACAGAAACAGGTATAATTAAACTATCACAAGATCAAAGAACATTTATGTGGGGAGAGAATGATAGAAAACTTATGACAGTACCTTTTGATGAGAATCCGTACTCAGCTATGGCTGCGTTTTTTAAGACAGATGAGGGTATAGTTATTTTCAAGTCTATAGAGAAAAAACTAAAATAACATGTAATACTAATATGAAGGCGGATATTGTAAATTAAACTGCAGTATCCGCTTAATATTATAATAAAAATAACAAATGGCAGTAAGTGTAGATACAGTATATAGAACGGTTCTATTAATTATAAACAAAGAACAGAGAGGTAACTTAACTCCGGACGAGTTTAATAAGACAGCCACTCAGGTTCAATTAGAAGTATTCAATGAATATTTTGAAGACTTAAACCAAGTTCTTAGAGTTCAAGGTAATGATAGTGAATACTCGGATAGAATAAAAAACCTAGAAGAAAAAATAGCTTTTTTTCATTCTAACGGAAATTGTACTTTTTCTGTAGATAGTTTTACAACACCCGATGCTGCTAATTTTTATAAAATAGGTACGGTAATATATAAAGGTGAAAAAGAAATTCAATATGTTCAACCAAATGAACTATTGGAATTAATGTTATCTCCTATAACTAAACCTTCGCTTTATTGGCCTGTATATGAATATAGGAATTCTAAAATATACGTATATCCAAAAACTATACAAAATGATGTTTCTTGCACCTATATTAAGAAACCTTTAAACCCAATGTGGAATTTTACATTAGGGTCAAACAATCAATATATTTACAGTCCGAGTACTTCGCAGGATTTCCAACTACATCCAACAGAACAAAATAATTTAATAACTAGAATATTACTTTATTCAGGTATAGTTGTAAATGATCCTCAGATAGTTGGTATAACCGCACAACAGATTCAAGCGGAGAATATTAATTCAAAATCATAATAGTC